TAGCTGATAATGGCCATAACTTTAAATACAAAATATCTGATTGCGATACTTCAGCTGATATGTGGAATAATGGCATGAAAAAATACAATAGAGAATACGCAAAAAACAAATGCGTTACGTTTAAAGACGAGCTTGGATACAATGAATTATACATTGTAAAATCTTGGAAAGGAGCATTATCTACTGACGCTACTGAATTCGAAGTTAATGAAGACGCTTCAAAGGGTCAATTAACTTCAGCATTTAAGAAATACAGTAAGTCTAAAAAGCTTAACAAAACACTATTAACGAACTTCGGTAAGGCGGTAGCAGAATGAACAACACTATTCTGCAAAGTATTTCACCTAAAAGTGAAAATAAACCTTTACAAACACGTCGAACTATGGTATAATATACATATATAAATTGATAAGGAGAAACTATATTATGAATAACTTGAAAAAATCTACCCAGATAATTCTCAAAGAACTTGCTACCAGATACCCTGATAGTACTGAGTTCAGAAAAAACGCAATTGTTGAAGTCGGAAAAGAGTTCGGCTATACCGGTAAGGATTGGGACCCTTTAATGCAAAAAAATAACAGAGTCAAAATTGGTACATACAATTTAGCTGGACTTATTGAACCATTGAGAGAAACAATGATATTAAATTCAGTGGTTAAAATGCCACAATCAGCTGCTCAAATGCAGTCAATAGTAAACGAAGAAAAAACCTTCGCTAAAACAGATAAATCATTCGTACCTTGGGGAGCATTTTCTGACATTGTAAAAATTGTCAAATCAAATATGTTCTACCCAACATACATTTCTGGTCTTTCAGGTAATGGTAAAACGTTTATGGTAGAACAAGCTTGCGCTAAAGTAGGCAAAGAGTTTATCAGAGTTCAAATCAATCCTGAAACAGACGAGGATGATTTACTTGGTGGCTTTAGACTTATCGATGGAGAAACAGTTTTCTCTAAAGGTCCAGTTCTTAAAGCAATGGAAAATGGAGCTATCCTCTTACTTGATGAGATTGATAGAGCAACAAACAAAATTATGTGCTTACAAGGAATCCTTGAAGGCAAACCAGTACTTGTTAAAAAGACTGGCGAAATTGTAGAGCCTGCAGAAGGTTTCAATGTAATCGCAACAGCTAATACTAAAGGTAAAGGTTCAGAAGATGGTAGGTTCACAGCAGCTTCAATCATTGATGACGCTTTCCTTGAAAGGTTTACAATATCAGTTGACCAACAGTTCCCATCTCTTAACATAGAGAAAAAGATTGTTATAAAACACATGGAAAAATTCAATTGTATCGACATGGACTTTGCTGATAAGCTAGTTCTTTGGGCTGATATTATTAGAAAAACTTTCTATGATGATGGTGTCGACGAAGTTATTTCAACTAGAAGACTATGTCACATTGTACAAACATTCTCTATCTTTCAGAAAAGAGACAAAGCAATTGACTTATGTATTTCAAGATTTGATTCTGATACTAAAGAAGCTTTTCTTGACTTATACAGTAAAGTAGATGCTGATGAAATTGTCGAAGAGACAGGAGATATTAATGCTGAAGAAACTTATGAAGTCTAATCAAATTGATTACAAATTTAACGAAGGAGCTCTTGTTGAAGAGCTCAAGAGTTATATAGACAAAACTTATGGCGGTCACTATTCAAAGAATCAGTTTCAATCAACTGAATTCATTATTGATTGTGGACATGGCATGGGTTTTGCTTTAGGAAACGTACTTAAGTACGCTCAAAGGTATGGTAAAAAAGAAGGACATAACAGAGCTGACCTTCTCAAGATTTTGCACTATGCTATAATCGCTCTGGATTGCCATGATAAAAATGAAAACTAATCGTTTACATTACAATGAAAGTATGGTATAATAGTTATATAATGGAGAAAATATGAACTTATCTAACGACACCTTGAATGTGTTAAAAAACTTCGCAACAATAAATCCAAATATTGTTTTCAAACCAGGACAAAAACTGAAGACTATTTCAGAGTCCAAAACTATTCTAGCTTCTGCTGAAATAGTTGAAGACTTTCCTAAAGAATTCGGAGTCTATGACTTAAACGAATTCTTATCAGTCTTAAGTCTTATTGATAATCCTACATTAGAGTTTGAAGATAAAGCAGTATTGGTACAAGGTAGTGGACAAAAGATAAGATATTTCTTTTCTGAAAGCGATATCCTAACCACTCCTCAAAAAGATATTCAGATGCCAGAACCAGAACTTGGAGTTAATATCGAAGAAGATAAACTAAATCAGATTCGTAAAGCTGCTGCTGTTCTTGGTCATACTGAACTAGCTATAACAGGTAATGATGGAGTCATTACAGCTTCTGTACTTGATACAAGAGACTCGACTTCAAACCTATTTGAAATAGAGCTAGATAGAGACAATTCATGTAAAAATGGATTTAACTTCGTGGTAAGTATACCCAACTTGAAATTGCTACCAGGCGATTACTTTGTAAGCATAAGCTCAAAGCTAATCTCTAACTGGACTAATAGTAATTATCCTGTTGATTATTTTATCGCTCTTGAGAAAAACTCAAGCTACGATGTATAAATACATTGTAGGAATGGAAGATGCCGCATGGGGCGGGTCTTTTAATTTTCGTAAATATGCATAGGAGAAAATTATGTCAGAAGATGTAAATACAAACGTCGAAACTGGAACAGAAGAGCAACCAGCTGGAGCTCAACTTAGTCTACAAGACATCTCAACAATGGTACAAGTAATTGACCTTTGTTCTAAAAGAGGTGGTTTTGAAGGTCCTGAGTTGGAAGCAGTAGGTGGTCTTAGGTCTAGAATCGTAGCGTTTCTAGAAGAAGCTTCAAAAGGTCAAGAAACGCCAGAAGGCGCGGTACCTGAAGTAGCTGCTACTGAAGACGATTCGTCAGAGTCGTAAACCAGACGAGGGGTGAAACTCCCCTCACATTTTATTATTAAGGAATACATTATGAACAACAATGAACAAGCCGAATTGCTCAAGGCTTTACAAAAAGGGCAAGTCACAGTCACATTTAGAAAAATAGATACAGGCGAAATAAGAATTATGCCTTGTACTCTTAATCCAGAAATGCTTAAAGCAAATGGAGTTAAAACAGAAATCAGCTACACATCTAATGAGATGGAAGCTTTTCCAGTATGGTCATTAGACAAAAATGCATGGAGGTCTTTTAGGTTAGATACTGTAGAAGGTTGGGAGGTACTATAATGGAAGAGTTCCTATGGGTCGAAAAGTATCGCCCAAGAAAAGTAGAAGAATGCGTACTATCACAAGACCTTAAAAAGATATTTCAAAACGTTTTAGACAAAGGCGAACTTCAAAATATGATGTTCACTGGTACAGCTGGTACAGGAAAGACCACAGTTGCTAGAGCACTTTGTAACGAACTCGACCTAGATTATATAATCATTAATGGTTCAGAAGAATCAGGTATCGATACTCTAAGAAACAAGATTAAACAGTTCGCTTCGTCAGTTTCCTTATCAGGCGGCTACAAAGTCGTCATTCTTGACGAGGCGGACTACCTTAATCCACAATCCACTCAACCAGCTTTGCGTGGATTTATTGAAGAATTCTCTGCGAATTGTAGGTTTATACTTACATGCAACTTTAAGAATCGTATAATAGAACCACTGCATTCAAGATGTAGTGTCATAGAATTTGCTATACCAAAGAAAGAACGCGAACCTTTGGCTGGCCAATTCATGCAAATGGTTAACCAAATACTTGCAGTAGAAAGTATCAATTCAGACCCAGAAGTAATAGCTGAGCTGATTATGAAATACTTTCCTGATTTCAGAAGAACAATAAATGAGCTACAAAGATACGCTAACTTTGGTAAAATCGATAGTGGAATATTAGTTAGCACAACCGATGTAAGTCTCGATAATCTGATGAATGCTCTTAAAATAAAAGACTTTCGTAAGATGAGACAATGGGTTGCAGATAATATTGACGTAGAACCAGCATCTATGTTTCGTAAGATATATGATAGCATGAATGAATTTGTAGAGCCAAGTTCTATACCACAACTCGTTCTTATTTTAGCAGATTATCAATACAAGAACAGTTTCGTTGCAGACCATGAATTGAATATGGTTGCTTGTTTAACTGAAGTAATGGCAGGAGTAAAATTCAAATGAAGAAATATATGATTAATCCAGTCACAGGAGAAGAGCAGTTAATGGAAGAAGCTTCTACAGCAGATGATGTTAGATTACTAAAGCGCAATGTTAAAGACCTTCAAAGCCAGTTAGCTGCAGCTTATACACGAATTGGAGAGTTAAATGATGTACAAAATATCATTAATAGACTTATACAAGATTATCCAAATGACCAAGAACTTGGTCAACAAATGAGGTTAATGAATAATGAATCATAGACAAAGGAAAGCATGGAAAGAAACATGTGTGACTGTGTTTACTGGTTTAATAATTAATTGGCCAATCAGTCTAGGTTTCCTATTTCTTTGTATCGATATATTAAAGCTCGACACATTAGCTACTTCAATAGTCATGACATTCGGGATGACTTTAGTTGCTTTGGTACGAGTATTTACTATAAGGATGTATTACGAAGAATGAACCCATTTGAATATCTAAAAGCAATCAACGAAACAAAGAAAGATATTATGGTTGATGATGTTGCTGAAAAAGAATACAATCCTTTCATCATTAATCGTGGTCTCTCTTTCTTTAAAGACACAATATTGTATGCTAATGAAATGAATCGTTATCACCACCTTGACCATCGCGTTCAGTTCGATTTTTTTATAAATATAATTAGGAAGAAAAAGAGATGGTCCAAATGGGTTAAAGCTGACGAAGTCAGCAATCTCGAACTCATCAAAGAATATTATGGGTATAGTAATGAAAAGGCTAAATCTGCATTATCATTAATGAGTAATGAACAAATTGAACAGATAAAACAAAGGATTTATAAAGGTGGAAAACGATAACGTACAAATAACAGATTGGACTCCAGGTAGTATGCTGGAAGTCACTCTTCACGAACCAGATGATTTTTTAAAAATACGCGAAACTTTAACGCGTATAGGTGTAGCTTCTCGGAAAGACCAGAAGTTATTTCAATCTTGCCATATACTACATAAGCAAGGAAGATATTTTATAGTTCACTTCAAAGAACTATTTTTACTAGATGGAAAGCCGTCTAGTTTGCTAGAAAATGATGTCCAGCGTAGAAACACTATCACTACGCTACTCGCGGACTGGGGTTTAGTTACGATAGTCAATCCAGATAGTGCTAAAGATTTAGCTCCACTGAGGCAGATAAAAGTTATTCCTTTTAAGGAAAAAACGCAGTGGGAACTATGCCCTAAATATAATATAGGGAATAGCAATAATGGAGAAAAGAATTAGAACAGCATTAGACCTTATTCATAGGTTTATGAAACAAGGAAGAATTCAATACGTGCTCAAGCACTCAGGAATTAGGCCAAAGAAAAAAAGAATTGGAAAGATTTATTTAAACTAGCAATTTAGCTTGTATAAATATATAACGAGGAATGCGGTATTGGACCGGTTCCCACAACCTTGCTATTATATAGGAGGAAATTAAAATGGTAAGAAATACTTTGAACGTACCACGTTCACTTTTTGTCGGATTTGATACTTTATTTGAAGACCTGGAAAGGATTCATCAAAGTGCTAAGTCTGGAACTGATAACTATCCACCACATAACGTTGTGAAAATCGATGAAGAAAAATTCTTAATCGAGCTTGCGGTTGCTGGTTTTAAGGAAGATGATATAGACATCCAACTTAAAGACGGTATATTAAAAGTCAAAGGAGCGGTGGAACCATCGGATAAGGAATATGCGTATAAAGGTATATCGTCCCGCAAATTTGAGAAGTCCTTCCGACTCTCTGAATTTGTTGTAATAGACGGTGCTGACCTTCAGGATGGAATACTAGTAGTGTATGCTAGAGTAGAACTCCCAGAAGAGAAGCGTCCTAGGAAGATTCAATTAGGGTCTGCTGGGGCATCAAAGAAAAAAGAATACCTTAAGGGGTAATCCGGTAGCAGCGAAACTCAGTAGATATGTAATAAACTATTTACTGGAGAAACAACATGAAACATATAGCTCATTTTATGGACAAATATGAAGACGTTGCCGAGACCTTAAAATCTATTCTATTTAGTCTATTAGTGACTGCAGCTATCTTAGGATTAGCTCCGGCAGTAATGGTACTACAGGCAATGAGCTTTTGAGGAATTGACAAATAATCATGCGGGGGAGGGAAACTTCCCCCAATCTTTTGAAAAAAAACGTTTACAAAACGTTGAAACTATGATATAATATACATATGATGAAATTCTATACAAACGTGACACGATATGGTAATATGATTCTCTTACGAGGATATGACCATGGAAGACGTATTGAAAAGAAAGTTAAATACGAACCAATCCTTTTTACAACAACCAATACTAAAACTAAGTGGAAAGCTCTTGACGGAACTCCAGTTGGTATTGCGAACGCTGGTAAGAGATTCGAATCTATGAGAGCTGCTAACGAATATGTGACAGCTAACAAGAACGTATCTGGTAAAAAGATATATGGAAACACAAAGTACATTCCAGCATTTATTAACGATTACTATCCTGGTAATATCGAATTCAATAGAAACTCAATCAATGTATCTACAATCGATATCGAGGTAGCATCTGACGACGGATTTCCAGAGCCATCAAAAGCAGACCATAAGATTATCTCTATCTGTATGAAAAACAATATAGGTAATACTTATTATGTGTGGGGCTTGGGCGATTACGATTCAGAACAATCTTATATGAAAGACAATATGGTTGTGTATCGTAAGTTTGACCGTGAAGACGATTTGCTTATTAATTTTATAAACCATTGGTCTTCACAGCAATATTCGCCTGATGTAGTCACTGGTTGGAATACAAGGTTCTTTGATATTCCGTATCTTGTAAATAGAATCAATCGTATGCTTGGAGAAGCTTACGTTAAAAGACTCAGTCCATGGGGAATGATTGATAGACAAGAGATAACCAAGATGGGAAGAACTCAAACTGCTTATGATATTAAAGGTATATCACAATTAGATTACCTTGACTTATTCAAGAAGTTTGGTTATTCGTATGGTCCACAAGAATCGTATAAGCTAGATAATATTGCTCATGTAGTTCTTGGAGAAAAGAAACTTTCATATGATGAGTATTCTAATTTGCATACTCTTTATAAATATAATCATCAAAAGTTTATTGACTATAATATCAAAGACGTTGAGTTAGTTGATAGAATTGAAGATAAGCTTGGATTGATTACTCTTTGTATGACAATGGCATATAAAGGTGGAGTCAATTATAATGATACGTTTGGCACAACAATGATATGGGATACGATTATATATCGCAGACTATTTGAAAATAATGTTGTTGTTCCATTCATTGAAGATAAGATGAAAACAAATTATCCTGGTGGCTTTGTTAAAGAACCACAGGTTGGAATTCACGATAATGTAGTTTCATTCGATTTGAATTCTCTATATCCATCAATTATTATGCAATATAATATGTCGCCAGAAACTATTGCTAACGGCGAAGTGACTGAATTCGATATTGATAATGCAGTAGAAGCAAAAGTTGTTGCTTCAAATAGAGGTAAAGCTCTTGCTGCTAATGGCCAATACTTTAATATAGATAAGCCAGGGATTATTCCATTTATCATCGATGAGATGTATAATGAGCGTGTTGGAATAAAACAAGAAATGATTAACGCTCAGAAAGAAAAAGAAAAGGTTGACAAAAATGACAAACAAAAACTATACCAAATTGAAAGAGATATTGCTATTGCAGAAAACAGACAGATGGCTATTAAGATACTACTTAACAGTCTTTACGGTGCTCTTGGTAATCGTTATTTTAGATTCTTCGACCAACGTATTGCCGAAGCAATCACCCTTACCGGACAACTTACAATTCGATACGCCGAATATGCACTTAACTCCTATCTTAACAGAGTGCTCAAGACAAGCGGCAAAGACTTTGTCATTGCCATCGACACAGATTCGTTGTATGTGGGCTTAGACGATTTCGTAAAACAATTCCAACCTGAAAATCCTATTGACTTCCTAGATAAGATATGTAGTGAAGCATTAGAACCAGAGCTTGAAAAGTCATATGACTTACTATTCAAACAACTTGGTGGTGTAGATAATCGTATGGTCATGAAACGTGAAGCAATTGCAGATAGAGCTCTTTGGACTGCAAAGAAAAGATATATTATGAATGTTCATGATAATGAAGGTGTAAGATATAAAGAGCCAAAGCTTAAGATTATGGGTATTGAAGCTATAAAGTCTTCTACACCTGAACCATGTCGTAAAGCTTTAAAAGAGATATTCAAAGTCATTATGGAAAAAGACGAAGCAACAGTTCAAGAATCAATTGAGCAATTCAAACAGCATTTCAAAACTCTCGAACCAGATGAAATCGCATTTCCACGTGGTGTGACTCAAGTCAAGAAGTTCCAAGATAGAAATACTCTCTATAAAAAAGGAACACCAATACACGTTCGTGGTGCTATTCTCTATAACAAACTTGTTGGAGATATGCAGCTTAATAAGAAATACGAACTCATAAACAATGGCGAAAAGATTAAGTTCTTATATCTTCGTCAACCAAATTCAATTCATGAAAATGTAATTGCTTTCCCATCTTATCTTCCTGATGAGTTTGGCTTAAGAAAATACATTGACCATGAGATACAATTTCAGAAAACATTCCTTGACCCAATCGAACCGGTCTTAGAAGCAGTGGGCTGGACTTCCAAAGAAGTCGCAAGCCTGGAGGATTTTTTTGGATAAAAACGTTTACATTTGCGTGAAAATGTGTTATAATATACTACTATGGAGAAAATTATGAAATTAGTAAGATTATCCTCGGGAGAGGAAGTAATAGGAAAAGTTGAAGACAATGGAGATTCAATTACAATCAAAGATGGTTATTCACTTATTCCAGCCGGTGAAGGCAAAATAGGTTTCATGCCGTTTATGGCTTATACAAAAGCTAAAGATGGTATTGAGATAGATAAAAAATTCATTTTATTCGTTGTTGAACCAGTTGATGGAATCGTCGACCAAGTAAGACAAATGGATAGTGGAATTCAAATAGCTTCAGGAAGCATTGTATAATGACAAGAGCCTGGAGAAAAAAGAACATAACTAATAGACGAAGAGTTGCTCTTGAGACATTAGAAAAAGTTCAAAAACCTAACAAAAGACAGTTAGAAGAAATCGAAACTCTACAAAATAGGATTAAATTATGAGTAAGAACTGGGTAAAAGACATCAATGAAATGCAATATCATTATGGCGTTCATAGATGGATACACGATAATCGTGAAGATACTGATAGACTAAGAGCTTATCTAGATTTTAGAATCAATTTCATACGAGAAGAGCTTGAGGAAACAGAAGCAGCAATGGTCAATATGGACGCAGAAGAAATAGTAGATGGTCTTATTGATTTATGTGTAGTAGCAATAGGAACCCTCGATGCATTTGGTGTTGATGCTAATAAAGCTTGGGATGAAATCTTAAAAGCTAATATGGCGAAAAGTAAAGGTATTAAACCTGAAAGACCAAATCCATTAGGATTACCTGACTTAGTTAAACCGGCAGATTGGGAGGCACCAAACCACAGCGACAACCATGGTAAGCTTAACGATATTCGATAACATATACGATAATAAAACAGATAAGCGTATGGACTACGGCAGTTTTGATGAACTCGAAGCTGTCTTATTTCGTCTTGCGAAATCTACTAAATATCCAACAAAGAAAGATGCTCCTCTTATAAGTCCAGCTACTTATGAACCAGATACAACTCGTGCTAACGATAATGTTGTAGGTTGGGGTGGCTTTGGTATTCTTGATATTGATGACTTTACAGGAGATATAAAAGATATCGAATCTAAATATTCTCAATATCGATACTTATGCTATTCAACGGCTTCATCTACAGTTGAAGCTCCAA